CGAATATCCTTTTCCCTTGCCTTTGCAAGATCAAGACATGCGTCACGCAACCACGCTTCCATAGTCGGGTCAATGTTCTTCTGATTGAGACATTGACGGATTAGGTATTCTGCGTTATTGATGAAATCCTGTGTGTTCATTATTCAACCTCACTCATCTACTTCTCGCTCCCAAAAACGACAATAAAAATGATCACCGCATGAATCTATTTCATGCTGTGGATAACCATTCTCAACAAGCCATTTCTCTGTATCCTTGATACCTTCTGGCAATTCTTTTGGAAATCCATACTTCCAACCAGAAGGTGGATCAATAATTAAAATCTTCATCCTCGCCTCATCTTTGCAACTTCTTCAGCAGACTTCTTGTTACGAATCGGCACTGCATTGGATTTATGCATCTGGGCAATACCGATAATCTCTGTGCCGGTATAGACCTTCTCTTCTTTCTTTGCCATCGTAGGATTGTAGAATTGGTCGGAGTGAGAGGATTCGAACCTCTGATCTCCACATCCCAAATGTGGCGGATTACCAGACTTTCCTACGCTCCGTTTGTTGGCGCTCTCGACAGGACTCGAACCTGTGACCCACGGTTTAGAAGACCGTTGCTCTATTCCAGCTGAGCTACGAGAGCCTACCCCCATGCGTTTGAGGAACTTCTCATGTTCCTTCTCTGACGCAATTAGGGACTTAGATTTCTTGGATTTCTTACGCTTCTTCGTATTCGTAGTCGAATAGTAAGAAGGCAATAGATGCATTCCACTCATATGAATAACAATATACTAGTTGGAGGGATTTGTCAAGATACTTTGTTAGTCTCGTTAACACTCTTAGCAATGATGTCAGAAATTAGGATAAGTTCCTTCTCACCATTCTCATCAGTCTTGGTCCAAATGTAACCTTCCTTCTCTAAATTAGAGAGTAGGGCTTCAATCACATCAGTCAAGTCGTTGCGTGTTGACCAGCGACCGACATAGTATGCTCCAGCAATACATGCAACTGCGATTAGTGTGTGAGTTAGTACGTCCATAAGTAACCTCTATCCGATTCTACATACCCAATATACACTATTTAGAAAGGTTTGTCAAGGAATATCCTACACGAATATCAGATAAATATCCACTAGCATCGTATCTCTCAGGATGCTCATTAGGAAAGTCAGGTTCTACACCATCACTCTCCCATACTGGGTATAGAGTGTATCCAATAGGTTTATCGTGAAAGATATCGTTTCCTGTTCGTAGGTGTACCTCAATAACCTTATCACCAATCATTTCTATATTAAGGTTTTTGACACCTTCAAGTTCATTCATCCAATTTGGCAGTATAAATTCTCTATTCCAAGTCTTTGTCCAACTCTTGAAACGAACAAGGTTTTCTTTGTTAGATTCACCGACAATGGTACAGAATGGTTTCCAGTAACCAGCACTTCTCTCAAAGTCAACACTTTTGTGAGTACCTTTGAATGTCTCACACCAGAAATGGCCTGGGGGAACAAGTGCATGTTCTTCCATTTCTTTTGCCTGTGATATGTCTATGTGAATTATTTTTGCACCAAGACCCATTCCATACAGATTGTAGATGGGTCGTATGATGTAGTCACCAGACTTTGTAATTGGAATACAAGCTGGTCCTGCATCGTGTCCAAACTTCAGTGCAATTTCAAGTTTGTTGAATATCCACCTGTGTTGTGGATACTCTTTCCATGCGTCATCATCGTCCATAAAGTTATTTAGTAACCGTTTGGAATAATAATGTAGTGAATGAACAGAACGATACCCACACTCGCACCAAGACCAATCATCATCTTCATAAAATCTCTAGTCACAAGAGGGAATACCTGTTTCATTTTGGTATTATAAACTGTGGCAATCGCAAGTTCTCGTCCTGTCAGTAGTCCAACAAATACCCATGTAGTTGACATTGGAATAGAGTTGAGTTCCTTGAAGAAATATAGGATGACAAAGTACACAAGGTCAATCAAAGTAGCAGATCGAATATATCGTGTTGTCTGTTTCTCCAGAACAATGTTCTGAATCTTACCACCACCCTCTCTAAACATAAATCCAAGAAGAACTATAAAGACAAAACTGATCATAATCATCATGTCCCACGATACTTGTCTTGGCAGAAACACGGCGATGTTTGCCATATCGTGACTCAACCAAGTCCACCAGAGAAGTCCAGTTGTACACCACTGAGCAACTCTCCAATATGGGCGTGACCAGTGATCGCCGATTGGTTTCTTCTCATTGATTACTCGACTGATAATGTGCCAGAGTGCATATGCAGCAACAGCAGCAATCGCATAACCCATGATAGATTTCATGAGCATCTTTTCAAGTACGAATGTAGAAGCAAATGCTGAGAGAACAAGGAATGATGTAGAGACAGGGACACCCACACGAGTCAGAAGTAAAAGGATTGCTGGAGCCGCAGCATGATACCATTGTATCTCTTGAAACGGTATCTTAGTCAATCGTCCATACGATATGTCACCTCCGTGCATATACCAACCAAACCAAAGAGCCCATAATAAAACCGCCGAAGCGGTTAACCAAAGAATCTTCCAATTAAAGCGTTCGTTGTTAGATGCAATCCAAGTACCAAGTGTCTGTACTGAATCGTTGGCGATAACTGAGTATGCGGCAAGTAAGAATCCAATTACCATCCAAAGTGTGAGTTGGTCCATGTGTGTCTCCTATAACATTATGTATATCGAATTTTTGAATTGTAACAAAAATTTAACAAAAAAACAAGTCACTTCGTGGTAGCAATGAACACACCATTCCAATCTTCGGGTAGAGGCTGGGTCTTCATGAATTCACAACGTTCAATCCACATATCGTAATATCCCTGCATCTTACCATCAAACTCATTGTACAGATCATTACACCATTTGATTGCAAGGTCAAACTGCTGATTCTTGTAGAGTTCATGCATCTTCTCATGTTGATTTTCTGCCATACCCCAATTTGTGTTCTTCATCATATAATCCATATCACTCAGCACTGTATAGATACGAATACCCACAGACTTACCCTTAACGGCAAGTTCATCTACCTTAAGATAGAAGAAGTCGTCCTTGGTCTTATCATAGGTTGCCTCACCTACGAGTAACAGACATCCATACTCTTTACACTTGGATTCTATACGAGCAGCAGTTGATACCGCATCACCTAGAACATCATACGAATGACGTTTGGTACTTCCCATCTCTCCAAGGTAACCAAGGCCAGTATTAATACCGGCACCCATACCGACAGGAGGACGACCTTCAGAAGTGATTTTTTCATTGAATTTCTCCACTGCATCCAACATGAGTAGACCTGTCTTAACTGCACTCTTTGGATGGTCTGGATCATCAATAGGGGCATTGTGAACGTGCATAGATGCATCACCGATATACTTGATCACCATACCGTCAGCATCAAGAATTGGTTGAGTGATTGCGTCCATGTACCCATTCATGATTTCAGTCAATCCCTTAACATCGTCACCGAATGATTCACCAAGAGGTGTGAACCCTCGTAGGTCTGAGAAGCAAATAGAAATCTCCTTCTTCATACCATCCTTGATGAGTGCAGGGTTCTCTTGCAGTAGACGAACCACAGTTGGGGATGCATATCCTGCAAACTGTTTCTTGATTTCCATCTTCTGTTTGTATTCAGACATGAACCGCATGAACGCAGCAATGGCCCAAACGAAAAACATACCAAGTGCTGGATAGGACCAATCAATAAGATATCCTTGACCGAACAGATAGGAACTGGTAAAGAACGAACCAACAATTAGCACTGGTGCAATCAAACTTACGAACCAAGGAAACACCAGAACGACAACAGCAAGAATTGCACCACCGATTGCAACTGCACCAATCTCTGCAAAGTCAGACCACCAAGGACGAGAGATATTTGTCCCTGTCATCATCGTTGCAATGGATGTGGCGATAACATCGTGTCCCTGTAGAACACCAACAGGAGTTGCAACAGGGTTGTCGATACCAGATGCAGTTGGGGATAGAATTACAATCTTACCTTGCACAAATGGTTCTTCTGCATTTGGATCAATATCTGCAAGACTCATTGTTTTGGTTTTGTATTGGAAGTCAATCCAGATGGACCCATTTGCGTCCGTGATGATTTTAGAGAACTTGGGAATACGAAGTGCCTCGACACCAGCCTCACCACTTGCCTTCATCTGGTAGGATGGGTCACCCGCTGCAACTCGTAGAGTTTCTAGTGAGATGGATGGAAATAGTTGGTTATTGATTTGCACCACAAGGGGAAGTCTACGAAGGACACCATCTGCCTCTGGTGGACTACTCATCATACCCACACCAGCTGCAGCATTACCGATTACTTTAACTGGTCCGACAGCAGAATTGTATTCGTAAATCCAGTTTGTCCAAGGTGGGTCTTCTCCATTACCACCAATGACTGCAACACCTCTAGGAACTGGATTACCCTTTGCCTCGTTGGCGGGTATCTGACCGATAACTACAGGTAAGGCAACAATTGATTTAGCAAAATCCAAATCCTTACCACCACGGTCTGGTTGTGAAAATAGAATAGGCATGACAACCATACCAGCACCAGACTGAAAGAGTTTAATCAACTCTTCCTGCATGATTTCTCTGGGCCATGGCCATTGACCATTCTTATCCATCGTCTTGTTGTCAATCTCGACAGTAACGATGTCTTCCAGAATTACAGTCTCTTGATTTTGTTGGTGAACGTCCAGTGCTTTCATTCGCACTGTCTCTAAAATCCAAGGATCAGAATATCTCAATCCCACTACAGATAATAATAAAACTAATGTTACAATCCACTTTTTCATCTTACTGTCCTTGTGTTACTGATACAGAGCATCCTCCAGAGGTCTGACAGTCTTGTGTCAAACTATATGATTGTGCGGTAGTACCTTGTTGCAACATATATAGGTTTGTTGCATACGAACCACCTATCGTAACTGTAGCACTGTGAGTTGCACTTCCCTTTTGTATCATATCAACATCATTATTAGAATTGTTGATGGTTAAGTTAAGTGTTTTATCTTGGTTACTTTCCTGTCTCGTATAAACATCATTATTACTACCATAGATATTTGTAATGTTTGAATGTTCGTGTCCTGAGTTATTTGATCGTTGGCTTCCCAAAAACGTATTGTTAGAACCATGAATATCTAATCTTGTAAAATGCCCACCATATTCATAATCATCTATACTATGTAGTGTTCCGTCAGCATCAACTCTGTATCCTTGATAAAAGTCAACATCATTAGAATTGCCTGCTATGTGAAACTCAAACTTATCACCGCCACATGGAGATTGATTACAGGTCTGTGTAACATTTAGATTGTTGCTGTCACCATCCAAGTCACCACCCCATGATGCACCACTACCCCATGCTGAGGTATATCCAACATAACTATTGTCACCTTTTTGGTCAATGTCTACTGTATTACTCGTACCACCAAAACTAAAGTTTACCTCGTTGTTACTACCCTCTACAGAGACAGCAATGCTGTTTGAGTTACCACTGGTAACCTGTTCAATAGTTACCGCATTGTCTGCGAGTGCTTCAGTTCTGATTAATAATAATGAGAGAATCAGAAGCGTTTTCTTGGGTATGGAGTGTAACATTACTGCCTGCCTGATTTAGTTGTATTTGTGTCTGTGAGTTTTCACCCACAGTGATTTCAACTATTCTGTTATCAAAGTTTCTGAAGATGTACCATTCACCTTCTTTGAATATCTGTGTATTTCCTTCTTCATACGAGCCTGGTTTGATTGGGTTTGTGGGAAATGATTCCACATTTGCAAACATTCGTCTGTTGAGTGCATCTAGAATATTTGCAAGTAGATCAACGTCAAGAAGGTTAAAATCCAATCGTCCAAAAACCAACTCATCTTTGTCTAGTGCATTTTCATCCAACGCATTTATATCCAACTCGTTGAAGTCTAGAATATTTTTTGCCTCCGCACCACCTTCCTCTTCTTTCTCCTTTGGTTTCCTGATGATTAAAAGATTGTTTATCTGTGCATCTGTCAAGTCTAGAATGACAGGGGGTGTTGGATTGTTCTCTGCGGCACCAACAACTGTGGCTTGATATGCCTGATTGAGTATCACTTGTCCTACGTCTGACTCAACTGATATCTCTCCCACACTTCCATCTGCATTGGGTAACAGAATGATGAGGGACTTACCAATCTCGTCAACTGTCATACTGAATGCAGTTCCAAGAACACCAATCCTTGCGGTGGGTGTACTAATTGCGACTGCCTGACGATTGTTCTTTGCGATCAACCCACTTGCATATTTCACTGTGCCTAGTGCAACCTTGAGTCCAAGTTTACTTGTCGTAGGTTTACTCGCATCATACACGAAATCATCAATGATAAGTTTACTGTGCTTCTCTATCTGCACCTTTGTCTTATCATCAAAACCAATGCCGACCACACCGTTACCAGTGCGAATATCATCATTCATCTCAATACCAGTGTCTCTCTTTACGTCAAGTTTCTCCTTACTTCGAAAGAGTTCTGCTGGTCCTGTTGCCTTCTCTACTGACCCTACTGCTGCAAACGAACTAGTCGGTAACAGTAATAGTGACAGAAGAACTACTGCCGTCCGTTGTAACATCTACCGTACTTGCCTCTGCACCAGATTGTGTAATACTTGCAGTATTACTGGAGCCTGTCATGTTTAGTGTTGTATCATGTTGTGACGCACCACTCTTGGTGATGGTCACTGTATTTGTACTACCTGTGATATCAACATCTGTTAGTTTATCTGTGATACTTGCAGCAGTTGAGTTTTCTGTAATCGTTACATCATTACTGCCACCACTGATATCTACATCAATATCAACATCGTCAACACCACTGGCAGTGTTACCAACATTAGTACTAACTGTGTTACTATTACCACCGCTGGCGTTGATTGTAATATTCACATCATCACTACCACCATTCGAACCACCCGTTGTACCAACTTCAATGTCAATATCAGAACTGTTACCTGTGATGTTAGATGTGATGTTCGCAGTATCACCATAGATGTCATAATCTAGGGTGTTACTCGTACCCACTTGGTCGATGTCCATTGTGGTTGTAGCACCATCACTGATACTTGCATCACCACTAGCACCGACACGGTTACTTGTACCGTCTTGGTTTATGTTTATTGTTGCGCTTGACCCTGTTTGGTCAATGTAAATCACGTTATCAGCATATGCTGATGGTATCATAGTTAACAATGCTAAAGCCGCAACTGTTAACCTTGTTCTCATTGAGTCTCTCCTTTATAGTCCCAGAGTTTTTTTCTTCTACCTTCTTCCACCATTGCAATCACCGCCTTTTCAATACCCTGTCTCACGGCATAATTTACTGGTTCATTCGTAGAAGTTCCCGCTTCAATCTCCAGAACTTTTGTTCCCATATCATAGAACTTAAATACATTCACCCCCATGTTTGTACTAAGAATAGTTTTCTCTGTTGTAATTGCCATCAAAACCTCACCAGTTAAAACACTGACGACACGAAGTCCAATCGTTACAACATCCATTCTCCACTCTGTCATTGGACCGATACCCATAACTCTGGCACCAAATCCACCAGTATACTTGTTAGAATCATAACCTACCACACCACCTTCGATCATAATTCCTGCAAACTGTAATGCCCCTAATTCTTTTGCCTTCTCCCCATCAAATTTCTGTCTCGTATTTCTTATCAACTGTCTTTCTTTGATAAGATTGTCTAGTCCTGACCTCTCCACTACATTGAAGAACTTACCATCCGCCATGTCCATCAATGCTTTTATCAAATAAATTTCTGCACCCTGTGTAACTGCACTACTCAGATTTGCGATATTGTCTGCTGGTTTTCTTTGTCCTGTTTTATCAGTAAAAGAATACACAGCAACACTGACAGGTTTACCGTTTAATATCTGTGGGAAATCTCTAAGTTTATTTCCCATAGGTGTCTTTGCTATCTCAGGTGGTTGTGTGATAGCCTCCGCCGACATACATCCTGCTAATGTAAGTGACAACATCAAACATAATATTATCTTTCGCATCCATTCTTCCTAAAATCCAAATCCACTTGTTGGAATAACTAGAGTTGTTACTGTACCATCTGCGGCAGTTACAACTAATGAAACCTCGTCTCCAACCGTACTGTAAGCAACTGTGTTTCCCATAATCTCAATTGTACCACTTTCCTCTGCGGCCTCTCCAAATAATTTCTCACTCAACTGTTTACTCAACTCTGCATACACTCTACTCTCAAAGTTCTTTAAGAACTTATTTAGATTGGTGTTCTCTGATTCTCTCTCTGCCTCTCTTCTTGCAGACTCTTCCTTCGCCTTGATATCCTGTTTTCTCTGAAACGTTAGGTTCTCAATTGTTAGAACATGTTGACTGTAACCGTTCCCTGTAAATACTGGTGACTTCCATGTGTGCTTCAACTCAGAACCATATGCAGCAGTCATCAGAAATAACCCAAGAAAAATTCCAAGAATTAGAGAGCAGATAAAAGTAGAAAAGTTGGAAAACAACATCTCCTTATATGTGTAAATGTATGGGTTAGATTTCCTTAATCTTTCCCATGCAAGTCTCTCAGTCTCGTTTTTGTACTTCATCTTGCTTTTCCTTATCCAGATATTCCAAAATCATAGTAAGTTTTTGATTCAGTCGTATTAAGTCATTATCCAACATACGAATACGATCAATCAAAGCAATCAAAGTAACATTCGCTTCATTAATTACAGGGTCAACTTCCTTCGTTGCCCAATTCCAAACATAGTACACAAAATACCCAAGTCCTACTGCTGCTACAATTGGAAATCCAAAATCTTTTATCAGTGCAGCAATATCCATCGTCAATCTTTCCTCGTATCATTTTTACCATCAGCACGAGCAATACGGCTGATGTCTGGTTTCACACCAAATGCGGTACTCATCAATGTATCAATTCGGATAATATCATGGTTCATGGTTTGTACTCTGTTGTCGAGGGCACCAATGATACCCTTCATGCGACCAACAGAGTCCATGACACCATTTAAAATAAAACGCATTGTCAGAAATACGAAATACCCACCGGCGCAGGCTGCAGCGATGGGGAATCCGACCTCTTTTATAAAGTCGAAAATACTTGGTTCCATATCAACTCCAAGAGTTAGATGTTTAGGACCAATTCAAAATCATGTAGTTATTGTCAAGACCATAAGTATGAACATGAGTATAAACACTTCTAGGTGCATGTCTATTTATCATTTCAACCCACCAATCCATCGGCTCAATTGTACAATGTGCATTTTCACCATTGGGTAATATTGTCACGGCAGGTCGAGTACATATACCTAAAAACACAAATTTCTGTGCATTACTATATATGTATTCAAAGATTGACGGAATTATCTCTCTAGGGATATGTTCCATAACATCTGTGGAATAGATACCGTCAAATGGACCTTCTGGTAGGTTTTCATACTCTGGTACTGCTGGGTCATAAAGTGTTGGCATAAAACCCCACTCTTCGTGTAGTTTCTCAACTGTGTACTGCCGAGCCTTACCACATCCATAGTCTAGGAGTGTTTTAGAGCCTGTCTCTTGCACCAAATGTGCAACGAGATTGTGTTGGTGTTTATAAGAATTGCCTGGGAACTTTGTAGTATCACTGTGGTGCAGTTTATACTGTTCTATGTATTTCTGTTCAATCTCTTTCATCATGTAGTCTCACGAAATATTCTGCGTCAATAACGACAAGTGGTTTACTGTTGTTTCTTTTGATTATCAATAGAGGTTCGTAGTTACCAGAGTTCTCTGTTGCCTGTTCGTATGACTTCCATACGTTCACTGCCTCTTGGTTCTTACATTCAATTGAGTAAGGAAACTTCTCTCTCGCAGCACGGGCCATGATGAGGTCTTCACCCCCTGCACCCATACTGCGAGACTCAATATCTTCTGGATGTACTTTCAGTTCTTCGATTAATAGATTGCGAACCCACTGTTGAAGTCTGCGTCCTTTTGCCTTTGCACTTTGAGTCTTCATGGACACACCGTTATGTCTTTAACTCTGTATGGTTGATTAAGAATCCAATCAATCACACTCACACAATATGATACTGTCATTTTTGGTGCATCAATATGAGCAACTCTTTCAGTATCAAAACGACCAAATCTCACAATCGTCGTATTTATTCCAAGATAATATAATTGATCGTTAGCAAAGTCTAGTGCTGCTTTCTCAGTTGGATAAGTTCTAATCCTATTTCCACGTTGATCAGGTGAGTTTGATCCTATGTTGATTATACGTTTGTTGAGTTCAGCAGCCTTATACAACAGTTCAACTTGTTGAAACCCATCGTGTTTGTTGTTTATGAAAACGTCACATTCTTCTAGGGTGTCTACCGTGTCATAGAATGTACTAAGTGCTTTACCAAGACCCCTTCGTGTTCCATTAATATAAAAATTAGTCGTCATCCTCTTCCCATTCTATATCATGCTCAAGTTCGTCTTCCAAACCCTCACCACAGAATGGGCAAAATGAAATCATGTAGTAATCATCATCCATATGATGTTTAATCTGACACTCTGCTTCACATGATTCACATACTACTAATTTCATGCTGCTTCTATCGAATATGCCTCGTCCCAACTACCTGACAATCCCGCGACTTCATATTCAGTAACACGATTTTCAAAGAAGTTTGTGTGGTCTGCACCGTTCAATACCCATTCCAACCAAGGCAGAGGATTCTCTTTCACCTTGAAGTTTGTCTTCAGACCAAGTTGTAGAAGTCTACGGTCTGTGATATATCTTATATAGGTCTTTACTTCAGATGCATCTAGACCCTCAATCTCACCCATCTTGTATGCGAGGTCAACAAACTTATCCTCTAACTTGACTGCAATGCGAGCCATATTGTAAATCTCTGCTTTGAACTCGTCGTTCACAATCTTTGGTTTCTCTGAACAGAGTTGACGGAATGTCTTTGCATTTCCCTCGACATGCATGGACTCGTCACGAATACTCCACTCAACAACCTTACCCATACCCTTCATCTTACCGTAACGTTGGAAGTTGAGGAGCATGACGAATGATGCGAAGAGTGCAACACCCTCGTTGAATACAGACTTTGCGAGTGCAAGTCCAAGACCACGAATGGTTCCAACGTCAGAGTCCTGCATGAATTCAATCTTGTCCATCATCTCTTTGTACTCAAGGAACGCATGGTACTCACTGTCTGACAGTCCAAGTGTCTCGTTCAGAAGTGCATATGCTCTCTGGTGGACACCCTCACGGGATGCAAAGGAACCGAGCATGTTTCTAATCTCGTTGTTCTTGAACTTGGGAATGAAGTGGTCATAGTAGTTCTGACCAACTGCAACATCAGACTGTGTAAATAGACGAAGAATGTTTGTGATGTATTCCTTCTCTACCTGTGTAACCTTACCAGACTTCCAATCTGATACGTCCTCTGACAAGTCCAGTTCGTCCTCAATCCAATGCGCCTTCTCATGACGAGTGGTAATCTCCACAGCCCAAGGATAGTGGAAAGGTTTGTATGTCTTACTGAACTCAAGCAGACCACCACCACTTCTCTTGCGAAGAAGGTCATCTGCCTTCTTCATGAGGTCATCGTAACCACCAATGTGTTCACCATCAATGAAAATCTGTGGGACAGAGTTCACTCGACGCACTGCTGTGTTCTCACCAACAGTCTCTTTGATACCGTTGATGGACTGATAGAAGGCAAGACGTTCTTCCTCATTATCCATAAGTTCCTCTGCATACTCAAATCCATGATCCTTAAACCATGTCTTTGCCATAGTACAAAATGGACAATCTGTTTTTGTTACGATTCTTATCCCTGACATGCGACACATTCCTCCTGGCTCATTGCTTGACTTTCATAATCCTTCAGTGCTTCTCTTTTAACCTTGATAGACACGTTCTCTGCTTTGTTAGATGTTTCTGTGCGTAGATAATATAGACCTTTGCATCCATACTTCCATGCGTTGTAGTGTACCTTATGCAGTGACCCACGATCTGCACCAGAGGGAAAGAACACATTTAGTGACTGTCCCTGACATAGAAACTCCTGTCTGTGTCCACCCTGTCTCACGATTGCATCTTGGTCAATCTCAATGGCAGTTCTGAATACATCCTTCACCTCGTCTGATAGGAAATCAAGGTGTTGCACAGAACCACCGTTTGTGATGATGCTGCTCCAAGTTGTCTGGTCATTCTTACCCACCTTCTCTAGTTCCTCTTCAAGATAGATATTCTTGACCAGATGTGAACCAGCACGAGTCCTATGCGTGTATGCGTTTGCCTTCAGTGGTTCGATAGAAGGTGATGTAGACACGATGATGGAACTGTTTGCGTTAGGTGCGATTGCAAGAAGATGTGAGTTACGTCTTCCTGTCCCTTCCATGTCTGGACACTCACCACGTTCCTCTGCAAGTTTTTCTGTCTCCTTCACAGCCTGCGTCTTGATATACTCAAATACCTCGACGTTCTTTTTATCTGCATCCTCTGAATCAAAAGGAATACGATGACGATTCAAATAAGAATGCCAACCCATTGCACCAAGACCAAGAGAACGTTCCTGTTGTGCAGAATAACGAGCACGGGAAATCTCATCACCAGCATGGTCGATAAAGAACTGTAGAACGTTGTCTAGGAATCGAATAAGATCACGAATCATGGGTGTCTTACTCCACTCATCATACTTCTCTAGGTTCACAGATGAAAGGCAGCACACAGCAGTGCGGTCTTCACTAGTAGGAAGATGAATCTCATTGCAGAGATTAGAACCGTGAATCTTTAGACCCTTCTCTTTCATCGTCTGTGGTAGGGCACGGTTTGCAGTGTCAATGAAATTTAGATATGGTTCACCTGTACGATACCGTGTCTCCAGTAGAAGTTCCCATAACTTCCTTGCCCTCATACTATCACGAACTGTGCCATCGTCTGGATCAACCAAGTCCCACACCTCGTCACGTTCTACTGCTCTCATGAAAGAGTCTGTCACGTTGACTGCGTGGTGTAGGTTTAGGTTCTTACGGTTTACATCACCAGTAGGAATACGCATATTAACAAACTCAATGATGTCTGGATGTGAGATGTCCATGTATGCTGCATAGGAACCCTTGCGTGTCCTTCCCTGACGATATGCAGTCATGTCTGCATCTACCGTGTGTAGAAATGGCATAGGGCCTGGTGCTTTCTCTGATACTGCACGAACAGCAGACCAGTGTCCACCAACACCACCACCTTTGACAGACAACCAACGGAGTTCTGCACTATGGTCGATGAGTCCTTCTAGACTATCTGGAACATAGGTTAGGAAACAAGAAATAGGTAGAGACTTTACCTTTGCGCCTGGGAGTGGTGCATTGGAAAGAACAGGTGATGCAAACATGAACCACCCCTCTGAGACATAATCATAGATGCGTTGTGCGAGGTCCATGTCTCCGTAGGAGTAGGCAACAGCGGCGCGAGCATATGATTGTTGTGCAGAGGTTTCTTCTTTTAACTGGTAATAATCTTTTAGGAGTTTTCTTGCTTGTTCTGATAAGTTGTTGTCTTTTGTTCTGTCGATTTTGATACCTAGATACTCTTCTTCTAGGTCAAGGTAAACTACCTCTGCTGTTGCCATTGTTGTCTCCTATACTCTTTTCCAATTCGCAAACCTCGCCTTTGCTTCTAAACCAGAAAAGATATTTTGATTTATTTGTGTTGTAATGTTTTCTTGGGTGTAACCACCGAGTATCATCTCGTTAATATCTTTGAAGGGATTCGATTCAGGCCATAAACAAACTCTTCTCCCTGCATTAATCGCTTTGTCTATTCTCCTGCATATCTCCCTGTTTCGTGGTTCGTTATCAAAGACTAGGATACTGTCATCAAACTCTGCCTTTGTCAAGTCAGCGTCTGCTGTAGCAACCGCATTGTCTAGGAACATGCTGTCAATTGGACCCTCAACAACATAAACCGTTTTGTTCTTGTTCAGTCTGTCAAGACCGAAAACTTTCTCACCATCGTCCAACTTGATGGTGATATACTTAGGTATCTCTACACCGAAGGCTCGACCTTGGTATGCAAAAATGTCACCCTTCTCGTCACGAAATGGAATAAGGAGTCTGGGGTGGTCGCCCTCCACAGACGGGAACTTATTCTTGATTAGAGTGTTCGTGAATTTAAAGAATGACTCACAGAGATACAGGTCAGATAGTCTGTCCTTTGGGAGTTGTCTTGCTTCGACAATCTTTCTTGCGGGGTGATCTTCTGAGAGTTCCGAGATGGAAGATAGACCTTTGAAGATATCCCGTTTGCGAAAGACTGGTGCATCGAACTTAAACTCCGGCTCAGGGTTGTTAGTCTTGACCCCTGATCTGTATCGTTCAAATATATAGTCTTTGTAAGTTTTTGAGTCTACATGCTTGATGAGATTACCAAGTGTTGCTCCCACCCCACAGTTATGACACTTGAAGAACAGGTCATTCTTCTTACGAAAGACATACCCACGAGCCTTCGTGCGTGACTTCTGTGAGTCTCCACAGTATGGACAACGAAAGTTCCAACTATAGTCAGACTTCTTCTTGAACAAGAGAAGTTGACTACTGATAAGATTTAGATATTTTATGTCAATGTACATGAACATACATTAACAGATTTATAGGATATTGTCAAGTAAAGTCGATAAATTTATGCAATAAAAATCCAATAACAATAGACCCACCAATTAGAACGTGTCTCCACTTCTCTAGGACACCGACACGGTGTTCAATCTCTCTCTGAATTTTCTGTATTTCTTTGTTCTGTTCTGCATGTTGTTGTGCTGCAGCAGCCATGATTTCTTTGGTATTCGTAGTGATACGAGAATGTAACTCGTCTATCTTTGACATCATTTCACTACGACGAACTTCAATCTGTTGTTCTGCACCATAGAGTGCTTCTTCCTGTCTTGCAATCTTCTCTTCATGCACCGCCAACATACGGTTAATGGAGTTGGAAACATCGGTAAGTTTCTCAATTGCGATATCTAGACGATCATGAATTTTTCTCTGGTCCTCTAGTTCTTTCTTGAGAAGACGAACCTCTGTTTCCAACTCACTCATAACTTAACCCTCTGACTTAACGAGAGTGATAACACCCCAAGCAATTGCTGCCCAACAAACGAGGTTCATTGGAATAATTGCTGAGAGGAACAATCCAATCACACCAACAGCGATAAGAGCACCACCGTCCCATGATGTACGTTCCATAATTCTATCTTTAATCCAACCAAACATTTTACTTCTCCTTTTCTAGTTCTAAGATTCTTGCCTCCAAATCATCAATCTTCTTAGCAACGTTAGGATATTTTTTTCGCCAGTTGTCTTCATTCTGTAGGACTTTTAATCCCAATTTTTTAGAGGACCATGATGCTACATCATCTACCTTTTTATAGAACCAGCGTCCTAGTTTGGTATCGGCAAACCAACTATCTGCCGCACTTCCAATTATGCTACTTGCAATACTACTAATCAGAAAAAACCACATGTCTTCTATTCTCCACTAATATTTATGGTTAATAATAATCCAAGTATGGTAAAATTGGTCTTTCACGAGCAGCAGCTGCTATAGGTGACCTATGTACCGCACCCCTGTAAATATAAGTTTCTGGGTCTGCTTCGTGTCTCCAAGGGCCGTAACTTCCTTTTTCTGCACAATACAAATCGAAATCTCTACCTGTCTTACCCTCACTGACAAATTTTTCATAGGTGCGCCAATACGCGCAATCACGGCACTGTCTTTTTTTACATGTCGATGTATGACATCTACGAGATAAAACTTTTAACTCATCTGGTAAAAATTCATATTGTTCAAATCTTCCCGTCAAAGTTTTGGCAATTTCATCATAATCAAAATCATCACCAGTTGGCACTGGCTCTAAATCAGGAGTCCCCGTTAAATATATGTCAACCTTTGCACTCTCAAGATGTTCTCTAAGCATATCATGACAGGAAGAAGCAGTATTTTCTAATGATATACCGACTGATATCGCATCAACGCCAGTCTCTTTAACCCATACAGGATAAGTTTCATATCTTGGTCTAAGAGCACCAATATTATAAGTTCCTGCTTTAAACCCCTTCCTAATCGGCACCCACTCTTCTTTATATGTCGGTGTCCAGTTAATCTCTTCAAAGACAAAATCTCTAGTTTCAGACTTTAAAAAAAGGATAATATCTTTAAGTTTTTTTATTGCAGCATCATTGGTGTCATCTTTTTCAAACTCTTCAGTAGCGTATCTTGCAACTATTTCACAGTCTGTTTCTGTTAACCATCTCCACATAGTATATGTTGAATTAACTCCACCAGAGAATGGTATCAGTATTTTCATAATATTTCACTCCATTTTATAATTTATCATTTAACCCCAATCTGGGCGTTTAGGTTCTTCTGCACAATTGCAACCACCACATTGACATTCTACACATACAAGTGTGTCACAATGACAATCGTGTTCACAAGACTTACACTTTTTTTCTGTATCCTGTTCCATTCGTTCTATCTCTCCATCTCTTGTTCCAAGCCCAACAATTTAGTTTTGAACCATATTTCTCACAGAATGCATAAAAACAGTCAAACATTAGTCTTCCTCTCTAGGTATAATTGACCACCTACCAAAGAGTACTACTGAATAGTACGCAGAATAAATCTTCCACTTTGGAACTGATGGGTCTGCATCTTTCATTGCAGCAAGGAATACCTTGTCTGCTTCCTTCTTTGCTGCCTTGTAAGTATCAACAACTTCCTGTGCATTTAAATTCTCAATCAAATCACCAGCCTCTGCCCGATACTGACGAATACGTTTGTAGAGAAGGTCATGAATAATTGCTGCACGGGCAATGTCCCAAGGTGCAATCAACATCCAACAGATGCGTGGAACAGATGCAAGGTCTGTGACGAAACCTTTCTTACATGTAATCTTTCCATCCTTGGTGACTTGTACGCCAACACTCTTGAGACTATCCACATCAAGGTCTGCATTTGTATAACTGAGAGCCCTTTCCAAAATCCACTTGCGTGGTGGATGAAACTCTGCACTGATTTTATCGTTAAACTTACCCATCGTATTATTCCTTATTTTTTAGGTTTTGCGATTGCCTGAGCACCAAAGAATGCTGCGACAATACCAGCGACTGCGATAAAGTATACTCCTGCCATATCACCAAGAATCTTTGCGGCCTGTTCTAAATTAAACACAGATGCAAGAACCACGATAACTGGATACACTAACATACCCCCTAGTGAGTACCATGCCATTGTTCTTTGTGCATCTCTCATCGCATCTGCATCTTCAAGTTCTTTGCGTTTGAACTCCAAATACATTTCATGTTCTACTGGGTCAACAACTCCATCTCCGTTTGTATCGGCAGGATGGCGTTCTATACTACTTGCTTTGACTTCCTCCGTCATCGGGTTTCTCCTTTTCTGGGGTCACCGCCTTCTCATAGTATAGAATGATTTGTTTCTGTTGTTCTATGTATCTCCTAAGTTCTGCAAAATTCAAACTTAGGTTCTCGTAATCCTTTACTGACAGTGCAATATAAGAATCTGCACCGTTCTTCTTTTCATACTCTTTAATAAACTCATCGTAGTTCAGTTTTGATACAACGTAAATCTTTACGTCATTTAGTTGAACTTGCTTGGGGTGCTGCACTATTGGAACTTCCGTCCGTACTGTCTTTGTTACAGTTACTATTTTTGGTTCCGGCCTCCAACTGCACGCCGTTAGGGTTAGTAAGGTCAGCAAGACAATCCCATAACCTATTGGTCGCATTTTGCATCCTCTTTTCTATCAATCCTGGCTTCTTATTTGCCAGATGTGTTAAGTTGTGTTTCTGCAAAGTTGCACGGAGTTGGTCACCATATCTCTCAGCAGTCTGCAATTCTTTCTGTAATTCTCTATTTATCTCTTCAAATTTCTGTCTGTCTTCAATCATGGTATTGATTGTCTCTTCTTGAAGTTTGGTTGCAACCTCTAACTTCGCATTATTCTCAGAGAGAGTTTGAATACGTTGCTGTGTATCCTTGTAGTAATAGTATGCACCATACCCCACTCCACCAAGAAGACCTAACACGATTAGTAACATATAAATTTTCAACATGGTTTTATCCTTAGAATGTGGCGTCACCACTGATAAATGGACCAATAACTGTTTTTAATGATGTTCCAGCAGAGTTTTTAATATTAGTAGTTGTACCACCAGCATTCAATCCAACTCTAATTTTGATTGTTGTACCACTGGAGTTTTTGATTAATACTTGTATAGGCGAAGAGGCAGCATCCCCAACACCAATCAACTTTACAGTGCCACCATCATTTATATAAATCTTTTTTGCTGAGGTATCAACAGCAACCTCACCACTAGTAATATCACTATTGGTTGGTGTTGTTGTTCCCCTCTTTAACTTTATAACAGTTGGCATTTATACTACCCTTAGAACGTACCACCATCAATCGTTGTTACTGTTACTGCACCACTTGATACTGTGAAGTTGTCTGAACTGAATGAGGCAATACCCTTATTAGAAGTTGATGCATCTTCACCTGTAATTGTCAGGGTGTTAGATGAGATTGCCGTTACGATACCCTCACCATTCGCAATTGTCAATGTTTCACCAAGTGCAACAGCATCAGATGATGAATCACTACCAGTAATAGTAATTGTACTATTTGACAGTGAAGAGTTAGCAATATTACTTAGGGTGTTTGAAGAACCACTAATCGTCTTGTTGGTTAGTGTCTGAGATGAAGTCAACAGAGCAATTGCAGAAGTGTTACTCAAGTCTGTTGATGCAATCGTAATGTTTGCAGTACCGTCAAAGGACTGACCAGCAATTGTTCTTGCGGTCTCTAGTGCAGTTGCGGTTGCGGCATTACCAGAAGTGTCCTGTGTACCAGAGGTATTAACACCAGGCAAGTTAATATTACCAGTACCATCGAATGACACACCACCGATTGTTCGGGCAGTCTCTAGTGCAGTAGCAGTAGCTGCATTACCTGTGATATCACTGGATGTTAGTGCAACTGTTCCTGTTACATTTGGTAGAGTAATTGTTCTATCAGCAGTTGGGTCTGTGATGGTTAGAGTTGTTTCGAAATCGTCAGCAGTTGCACCCTCAAATACGATTGCATTTGCGGCGTTCATTGTAACTGTATCAACAGTCGTTGTAGTTCCTGCAACCTGTAGATTTGGTACAAGTAGAGTTCCTGTACTTGGGTTATAACGCAATGCACCAGTGTCATCAAGTAGAGCATTGGACTCGTCATGGAACACAACAGGGAAGTTTGTGTTTGCAGTACTATCTGTAACTGTAACAAGTGCAGCCGTACCACTGGTGTCCTGTGTACCAGAAGTGTTAACGCCAGGTAGGTTGATGTTACCAGTACCATCGAAGGATACACCACCAATCGTCCGTGCGGTTTCTAGTGCAGTTGCAGTAGCAGCGTTACCAGAAGTATCCTGTGTACCAGAAGTGTTAACGCCAGGTAGATTGATGTTTGCAGTACCGTTAAAGGATACTCCACCAATTGTTCTGGCAGTCTCTAGGGCAGTTGCAGTTGCGGCATTACCTGTGATATCATCAGAGGTAAGAGCAAGTGTACCTGTAGATGTAGGTAGAGTTAGTGTTCCTGTGTTACTAATTGTACTGATTACAGGAGCAGTAAGTGTCTTATTTGTTAGTGTCTGAGAACCAGTTAGTGTTGCAACTGTGCTATCAATTGCAACAGAAATCTGGTCATCTGAGACTGTTGTATCAATACCAGTACCACCAGCAAAAGTTAGTGTACCACCAGTATTGAAAATGTCATCTGAACCACTATCTGCGGCAATTGTAAATGAACTAGATGCGGCACTTGCAAAGGATAGTCCACCAGAACCATCTGTTGTTAGAATCTGACCATTTGAACCGTCAGCAGATGGAAGAGTAAATGTTACAGAAGTGGTGATGTTATTAGGAGCTTTAAGTCCGACAAAGTTTGAACCATTGTCAGTACCTTCATTGATTTTTAAAGTACCACCAGTGGTCGCATTATTACCTACAAAGACTTCATCAATGGCCTTGTTACTATCTACGAGAAGTGCAGAAGACGCAGTTAGTGTACCAGCAACGTGGTCTAACTGGTCTATGAAATATTGACCGCCAATAGCAGTGATGTTATTTGCATCACCATTACCGTCAACACCACCTTCACCGATAAACAGTCTATCACCGTTGTTACCCTGTGTACCAGTTCCGTAGGTGTATGCTAATTCACCCAGTTTAAGTGTAGCTGGTGCAGAAGTACCTGTACTCCTCTTTATTTGAATTGTAGTTGCCATTTATATGGTCTCCTATTAGAACGCACCGCCGTTTAGGGTTAGTGTTCCTGTATTTTCATTTACTTCGTTTCTTGCGACGAATTTAGAGGTTGAGCTATCGTATTGAAGAATAGACCCATTAGACTTTGCTGTTACATCAACATCAGTCAAATCAGCAAGAGTACTGACAGCAGAACTACCAGTATTCACCCAGTTTCCAGTTCCGGCATCATATGCAAGAACTTGATTATCTGATACTGATGTAATAGTAACGTCAGAAACGTCATTAATTACTAAAGCAGTGCCAACATCTCCATATGCAGCTTCACTATATTTTACTGGATCAGCCATCTTAAGTATCCTTCTTACTTATTCGTTAATATCCAACCTTGAGTACCGTCAGTAAATACCAGTTTAAATGCAGCACGGGCAGTATCGACGGTAATATTTTGGTTTACTCCGTTAAACAAATTTTCATTACGATCAATAATAATATTGTTCGTATTTGCTGTCCCAGCATAATCAATAATCGCAACTTCATCGCCTAGTGCTGGAGCAGCGGGTAGAGTCATGGTAATTGCCTGACTCGTAGTATTTATAAAGTATCCTTCACCAGAAATTGCAGTAAAGTCATCTGTCTTTACGGCTTGCCATTCGATACCGTTTTGGTTATCACCCTCGGCATCAGCACCACCCCACATTCCAGTTGCGGCACTATATCTTAGATACTTACCATCTACTCTGGCACTGGTTCGATCAAGATCATCTAACCATTGTAGTTGGGTTTCACCACTACCATAGTCCATTTTACCAAACTGTGTGGCGATACTCTTCTTGAGAAGATTGAGTTCTTCACGAAGAATGTCTACTTCTGTTTTTGGTTTTACTTCTTGTGCATCAAAAGACTGATCAAATCTGTGTCTGTCGTCATGCAGTTTCTTGGCAATTCTCGTTGCCATGTTCTCTTCTTCGTATGCCTGAAGAGACTTGTCTGCAAGTTTCATTGCATCATCAACTACACTTGTATTGATACCAAGACGTTTACTCTGTTCCTTAATCTGATCTTCTTTTGAAGGTCTGTTAATCTCATACTGAATGACTTTGTTTGGTGTCTTAAAGTCCTTCTTACGCATGACTGTCTTATTGACAACTTCAAACTCACCATTCTTATAGTTGATGACCACTGGAAGATTGATATCAGAGGCAAGGTCTTTGAGGACAACCTCGACATCTGGATTCTGTCGAATGTCCTTACCCTTGTTCTTCTGAATTTTCTTGAAGAACCTCTGTAGTTCTGCTACCTTGATTTCTGGTTTGTTTCGTTGGTCATTCAGTCGGTCCACGAAGTGGCGTGTGAACTCAACATCAATATCGTACTTCTTAAGAATACGGTCAGCAAACTTTTCTAGTCCATCAACGTCTGACTGTGAGAACTTTTCTTTTACTGGTTCGAAACGTTGAATAAGTCGTTCTCTTGGTTTCTTTGCGTCCTCTGGAATTTCTGAATCAATTAAAACGTTTTCTTTAACCTCTTCAACAACCTCTAGAAGTTGTACAGGATCAAAGGATTCAATTATACTCTCAACCTCTACACTATTGTCCTCTGAAACTAAAAACTCAAAGATATTTCTCTTGATGCTTTTCTTTTCTTCAGCAACGACTTCTTTAAACTTAAACTTGTATTCAGTTGGTTCTACAGGTTTAGTCTCAACAGGAGTCTCAACAACCTCTTCCTTAATAGGTTGTGGTTTTGGTTCTTCTGGAACATCCGTTAGAAAACTGTAAATATCAAGTTTGTTTTTCATTAGGTGATATACATGTTAAGTTCATATCTCTTATTATCGAGATTAGCAACTTGAATATGTACCCTTTGTTTCTTATCGGTATCTAGGATATAACTGTTAGTCTTACCAGAACTTGGTTTTCTTGGACCACTCGCAACCTTGTTATCAATCTCACTAGGTTGTACAGTGTATCCCTTGCTCTTTGCAAACTTGTATGCATGTTGCATGGCACCAGAAAAGGTTTTGTGGTAGAGGTCATATCCAGTTGCAGACTTCTGTGCGTTCAGTGCAGCCATTGGTTTTGTGGTGTCGTAACCAGCACCATATGCCATCTCTGAAGTTACCTTCTTGACGAACTTAGACTCTTTCTGTGCAGCACGTCTCTCTCTTGCCGCCTCAAGTTTTGCACGATGTTGACGATATGCCTTGGTTCGTGCATCAAAGAGTGCATCTCTCTTCTTTTTCTTTTTGTCCATAACTGCATCTGGTGGCATAGAAACGTCACCACTGCTTGCGTTATTTGCGGGTGCATCTTCTTCAATTCCAGAATATGGGGAAACCTCTGTCCAGCGTTTCATTTTATGTCCTCCAAACTGACGTATATTTTTTCTTGTGTCTTAACATGAATAATGGGGAAAATCTCTACTCCAAGAACAGTATCAACAGGTGGTTCATCATCATATGCAATCACCTTGTCTCCTGCCTTTGCAGTAAGTTCTTCCTCTTCATTATTTAGAATATCATTGACTAGTGTGTATTCTCCCTTTGGAAGTACCTCACCAAATCCTACAACCTCTTCCATGATGGTGTCATCAATCTCATATCCTTGTTCCTTGAGATACTTCATGAACTCTCTCTCAAACACATCAGGGTCATCTACCGATTCCTTGAATGTGTCTTTGAGTAGAAACAGGGCAGCAGCATAGGTTCCTAGTCTTGTTCTAAGACCAGGCACCTTGTCAAATATTTTCTTGATATTGAAAACCAGTTTATGCAGAATGGTATATGCGTTCTTCTCTTCAGATGTGCGAAGAGGCTCTGGTTTTGTCTGTCTCACACCATTCTTGGGCGGAGGCATAACACGATTACCCTTTGCATCAATGATGCCGAGTTTATATGCCTCTGTCTTGTCAAAGGGAGTGACAAGTAATTTTATGAATCTGTATGTTACAAATAAGTCTATCGCTCTACCCATTAAACTCGTTTCCTTAATATTTCTAATACATGTGGATCAGTTTCGATACTCTTCAACTCATCCTCTCTAATCATATTTAGAAATATTAGGAAAGACTTTAATGCGTTAAGATATTCCTTCTGAGTTTTAAAGAGTAGTAGTGTCACACATGCGTCATTACCAAATAGGTTTCTCAATATAATAATGTGGTTGAGAAGTAACCTCTCCTTCAATATATTCGTAGTATTATACTTTTTCAGAAGACGTTTAATATACTTAAACCTCTTCATATCATCATGAAACTCTTTTTCGCCTTCACACTGAGGATTTTCATAATGTCTTATTGCATACATCATGAAATTGTCTTGGGTTATCTTCTCATACATTCTTATTTAACTGAAGCAGTTAACTTATATGAATTTCCTTCAGCCATTTCGTAACCAATAACTAGTGTAAGACCACCTTCTTTGACATGAGAAATACCATCGTCTTCCTCAAACTCATCAAAGGGTGTATCTGTACTCTTACCAAATCGACCCGCACCGACACTCAAAGGTAACTCAAAAGAACCACTTTCACCTTCCATTACTGGCACCTCACCAAAGGTGAGTTGGATTTTACTAAGACTATTTCTTAGAACTCCAATTGCTTGTTCTGGGAAAATATGTTTATCACAGATTGTTCCCACAAAAGAATTTAGTGCGCGAATAACTGCGGGATTTGTGTAGTCTTGCATGTTAAGGTTAGTTGCAGCATCGGCAGTTGGACCACCTGATAGTCTACCATGACCTTCTGTTACGACTTTCTTAAATCTTTTCATTTTAGTCATCCTTGGGTTCTACATCTGAAGGGAGAGTATCAGTAACTCTTTCCTCTAGAATTTGAACCTTCTTTGTTGTTTTCTTGGGTGCGGGTTTCTTTTCTACCTGTGGGGTAACTGTCTCAATGAGAGCACCACCAGCACCGTATCTTTTACCATCATCTCTTGCCATAATTGTCTCCAAATATGGGTGGGGGGACGAACCCCCCACACCAAATTAATATTAGGAAATAACTGGACCAGTACCAAGGTCGCCTGTAGCGCCTGTACCGTGACCAATCACTGCCCAACCGTCTGTACCTGTCCACTGTAGTGTGACAGATTCACCAACTGCGTTGAAGGTGAGTGTTGCTGCTGAACCAATTGTTGTTGTGAGGTCAACGTCAACTGTGTTTGACACATCCTTAGCAACAATCATGTGAATCTGACCAACGATTGTTGCATCAGCAAGAGTTGTCTGAACAGTAGCACTTGCACCGTTTAGGATATGAATACCCTTTGTGATGTCAAGAGCACCATCAGCGGTTACTGTCTCTGCGGTGTTTGTTGCAAGGGGAACGGGGATATAGTTAAATACGTTTGCAACAGAAACCTTCTTGTTGATTGGTGTACCACTTGGGTCATCAACAACGTGGAAAAGGTCAGCGGTAGCAATACCTGTAGAAAGGTCTGTTAGTGCTGTAATCTTCTTGTCTGCCATTTTGGCTTCTCCTTATATAAACCCACAGTATTGTGGGAATGTTACTGAGGACATGAACGCATCATTCCTCATCACTTGTTTCATCATTAATTTCTTTGAGGAACGCTTCGCACTGTTGGTATGCTCCCAACAGTGCGTTTAGCGTTGCCTTATCATCCATAATCTGCCTCTCGGCATTTGCAATCCGTTCTCGTACAGACTTTACATCTTCTACTAGAACTTCCATGCGATTCTTAATCATCTCTTCGTCAATCATAATATCTCCATTATAATGTTTAGTTAACTATTATGCAGTAACAGTAACGGTTCCAGCAGCAGTGCCCTGTCCAGCAGTAATGACAAGTTCAGCATTTGTTGCTGTACCAGCATCCTTAATTGTACCACTGTTTAGTGCAACACTCTGTGCTCCAACTGAAAGAACGTCATCTTCGTTTGTTGCGGCATTAGCAGCAGCAATTGCAAGTGTGAACAGAAGTTCGTTTGTTCCAGTACCAGAAGCATAAGATAGGGTGTGTGGTCCACGACCTGTACCTGTACCTTCGTTACCATTGGTAATAGAAATTGTTGGTGTACCACCTGTTGTGACAACATCAACTGCCTCATTGTATCGAACCGTAACACTGAGTGTAAATCCATCAGACTTATCAGCAACAGTAGTATTGAGGTCAACACTGTCAATTGTAGCAGCACCAAGCGAGGTAGTGAGGTCACCGATTGCAACTAGAACCTCTGGGTCTGCGTTTGCATTATCGTTACCAGAAGAGGCGTTTCCTGCTTCACGAACCCAACCGGCTGTGGTCGCAAATACTTCTTTCTTCTCTGCTGTAGTTAGATTTTTTGGTTTGGACTCATCTGCGTCCGAAGCTCCCCATAAACCCATTGTCTTTCTCCTTACTCTATAGAGTTTGTTTGTCTATTTATACTATTTAAACCCCAGACGTTTAAGTTCTGAAATGGTTTTACTCACATTAGTGTGGTGGATACCGATTCCACCTTTGGCTTCCCACTCGTTAATATTCTTGATATAATCATCAATCAATACATTTGGTTTACCATTCGTTGTCGCATATTTCTGTTTATCAGAACGCATGACAAGATTAATTTTACCACGTTTAATCTTCGTATTCTTGGATAACCATTTCAGTTTTCCATTCCGTGAAGTTCCATCACGGTTAGAATATGCAGATAGGATTTCAGTATCGTACTTACTGATAAAATCCCACAAACGTTTACCACCAGATAACCATTGAAGATTTGCCCAGAAACCTTTTGTGTTTGCAATCTTGTTCCAACGTTGATCTTTATCGGAAGTTGCAAAAGGTTCACCAATTGCGTCCTCTGCACCACCGATAAAGTCAACAAGAACTTGATCCATATCACAAAAAATAGTAGGTAACTCTGCTTCTGAAATCTGTCTTACTTCAAGTAGTGTCTTCACTTATCTTCTTTCTTCATCTCAGGGTCAACATCAACATCAGCAACCTTTCCACCTGTCATGGACTTCTTGCCTTTTACTGGTGCTATTATATCAGATTCCTCAGATTTGTCAAGTTTTTTTTCGTCTAAACCCCAAACTTTTGCAAGTGCTTCTTTCATAGATGCCTGCTTATATGCATTTGCAGTACCCCATGTTAGAGACTGGCCAGGAGTTACTTCTAGTGTATGGTCACGATACTCATCTGTACCAATCTCATAAGACTCTTCGACATCTTTTTTCTCTTCTTCGTCCTCTTCGTCTTCTTCCTCATCATCAATTTCAATTTCGACCTTTTCATTCTTAACTGCCTTTGAGACTGTCTTACGACGATTGTGTAGATACTCATCAGAATCATCCACATCACCATCATTGTCGATGTCCTTGTCCTTGCGGTCATCAAAGTCCTTCTTGAGTGCCTTTGGATTTACCTTATCCATTGACTCACTTTTCTTTGCGGCCTCTGCCCAGACATTGAGGACAGAAGACTCAAGGGTTCCTTCTTTTGTATCAAAATACTTCTTACCCATTTTTATTCTCCTTGATTTTTCTATCAATCCTGTCTAGGATAGATTCTTTTTTGGGTTTCTCTCCACGTTCTTTCTTAGAGATTGCAATGGCTGCCTGCTGTGCAGGGGACACTGCTTCTTCTTTAAGTGCGTTTAACATATCACGATAAGACTTGCCAATCTTTGCCTGAAACTTCTCTTTGTCTGCGGGTTTACGCATTGAGTTGTATTTCTGTTGAACTGCGATTGCCAGTTTAGCAGGAATTTGAATTTTCTTTCCATCTTGGAATTCAACACCCATAGATGCCCTGTTTCCAGCTTTTCTCAATTGCATAATAATATTCTTTGATGCACCCTTTACGTCATCATCAGTTGCAGAGTCGTCTTTTGAGAATGCACGTTGTTTCATTTCTGGGTCACGGCGCATTGCACGGCGAGCATCAGCAGCGGCAGATGCTTCTTCAATCTCAAATTCTTCCTTGTGAACCTTCTGAAGATGAGTGAAAAGAGAGTCGATATCATTACCTACCCACTGACCTTTCATACCCTTCATGTTTGCAACGAAGTTATCTGCTTCATCGTCATATGAGAAGTCACCAAGTTTCTTACCGTTCTGCATAATAGCATGAACACCACTCTTGCCTCGCATAAGTTCGAAAGGACCAGACTTGACTGACTTGGCACCCTTCTGCCACTGGTCACCCATCTTACCTTCTTCAAGGTCAACTTCTTCTTTCACTCCTGACAATTTATATGCTGCATTAGCAAGTTGAGTGACTTTCATTTTCCTCATCTTGTCTTGATTTTGCTTGTTTACCTTATTAAAGATATTCATAATTAATGATGCGGTAAATGTATCAACCATTACACCATCAATCTTCATTGCTTGTTTGTCATCAACAACCTTTTGAATTTTATCAATCGTTCCACCAAACGCAGAACCACCTACCTCATCAAGTTCAGTCTCTTCATTCTGTCTACGAAGAACTGCACGAACTTGTGGGTGGTCTGATAGACCAGGCTTAATCTTGTCAATTGCATCCGCAGCACCTGTCATGTTACCACCCTTGTAACGTTTGTCAGATGCAATACCGATTGCCATCTGAATTTCTTTTGCAGAGAACTTTGCTTCATCCATAGGACCACCTGGCCGAGTCAATTTTTCTTCTTCATCACCCTCATCATCATCTTCAACCTTTTCGTTCTTCATCATCTTGGTTGCAGTGGCCATCTTAACTGACATCCACTTATCACCATAACGCTTCTTGAAGTCATCGTCAGGAAGGTCTTTTGCAATTTCTTCTCTACGTTTCTCTTCGTCAGGTGTCAAGTCTCTTTCTAAGAGAGATGCCTCACGAACATCATACATGATTTGTAGAGTATCTTTCATTGATTGTCTGTAACTAGTCATTTTCTTTTATCTCCAATACTAAAGTGGTATCCCCCCTTAGTAGTCTATGAAATGTTTCCTTTGCAATGTACAAACTATCTCCGACACTCAGAGGTCTTGGTAGTTCGTTGTCATATTGAAATTGCCAACCTTCTCCGTATAAAACTTTTACTTTTCTGTCTTTCTTGTCTCTATGCCAAATTAACTCTGTATTTTCAACAAATCGACTAAAAGAACGAATTGTTTTTCCATCTATATATTTATCATTATATGGATTTGTCATTACCAGTAAAAATTCCCACCGCCGGAAAGTCCAAGTTGAGATGCATATCTAGGTAGATTACACGCCCAATATGATGCTTTGGTCTTATCCTTCTGTTGATCACACTTATGACGAGCAGCAAATGACTTTCTTGCAGCAGGGTCATTAAGTTTAACCTTTAGACCTGTTGTGTCACCCCATGTGACCTTCTTGACGTTACCTGTTGATGGGTCACGCACATACACATAGTATTTCTTTGGACCACCAGCCTTTGGTTTGTTTAGAGGTGGGTTTTTCTCCTCCTCTTCCATCATAGGACAATCTAGAGGAACAACCTGTTCTTCATAAGTTGCAAACTTACCAAGATCACCTTCCATGAGTTCCTTGTCAAAACCAGTAACTTCTAGACGACCTTCATTATACATCTTTCGCATATTAGTGAAATACTCAAAGTATGCTTCAGAACCTACACGATACTGGTTGTTTTCAATGAGAACGGATTCTGTCTCACAGTCCTCACAACATGCTTCTTCCTGTGCTTTCTGAATCTGGTCTGGTGTGGGTGCGCCCTTCTCACCCTTCTTTCTCATCTTCTCACCAGAACCACTCTTGATTCTTTCACGTTTCTTGTGAATGTTGTCCCATAGACCTTCATCAATTTCATCCAGTGCCTCTAGAACGTCTGGATGATACTGGAATGCACCCTTCACTTCATGTTCTGGAAATTCCTTTGCAAACATAAGTGCAGAGTAACCACTCACCGTACTTGGTTTCCAACTCTCACCAAGGTCAACAGACTCACTCTTACCTTTTGCCTTTGCTGCAAGGTCTTTGTCTGCACCACCCCAAGTTCCAGAGGATTTTGATATGAATGAATTTAGCCTAGCATGTCCCCACTGCTCTGGAGTTGTGCCTGGTCTATGTCCTGTGCGCCATGCGGCAACACCACGATTATAAACCTGTTTCAAAATAGAAAATGAAATTCCAGACTTCTCTGCTTTTTTTCTAATAGATGAATCTGCTGCACCCTCACGCAATCTTGGTTCTCTGCGATTGGTTGATGGGTCTTCATTGCGAAGGTTCTTTGGGTCATTGTTTAAAGGATTGTTGTCCTTGTGTCCAATGTCTTTTCCCTTGATTGCATTATCACCCATGATGCGACGAGCCTTGTTGCGGGAAGACCGTCTCTCAATCTGCTCAGGTTTTGAGTGGTAATTGGCATACTCTTTCTTATAATCGCGGGCCTCATCATAGAGGTCTGGATACATCTGACGAACTTTCTTTGTGTGCTTTGATATTTTAGTCTTTGCACTCTTGTCGCCAGGTGCAGGTTTGTATGCACTAGGATCATCATCGTCCTTCTCTGCACCCTTCTCAAAATGTCTTGCCCTTGCCTGCTTAGTAGACTTGGACATTTCATCACCTTCAGCATCCTTTGCATAGTATTTTTTGGGTTGCGTTCC